TGGAAGTAAAATACTGGCTGCATCTACTTCTGCTAGTGCCGTCAGGGGTATGTCTTTTAACGTCATTTTTCTGGACGAATTCGCTTTCGTTCCGAATCACATCGCTGATCAGTTTTTTAGTTCTGTTTATCCTACTGTTTCATCTGGTAAATCTACCAAAGTAATTATCATCTCGACGCCTCACGGGATGAATATGTTTTATAAATTATGGCATGATGCTGAGCGGGGGGCAAATGAATATGTGCCCACAGAAGTCCACTGGTCTCAAGTCCCAGGTAGAGATGCTAAGTGGAAAGAGCAAACAATCAAAAACACCTCAGAGCAACAATTCCGAGTTGAGTTTGAATGTGAATTCTTAGGATCTGTCGATACACTAATTAGTCCTAGCAAGTTGAGGACAATGGCATATGGCGATGCCATTAAGGAAAAAAATGGACTTGCAATGTATAAAAAAGCAGAGGAGAATCATCAATATGTCATCACCGCAGACGTTGCTAGAGGAGTATCAGGAGATTATTCTGCGTTCCTGGTGGTTGATACAACTACAATTCCCTACGAAGTAGTTGCTAGGTATAGAAATAATGATGTAAAACCAATTTTATTTCCAAACATTATTATTGATGTCGCTAAGAATTACAATAATGCATTTGTGTTGGTTGAGGTTAATGATATTGGTGGGCAGGTTGCTGACATCATTCAATACGATTTAGAATATGAAAACTTATTGATGGTTGCAATGCGCGGTCGCGCTGGTCAACAACTGGGTCAAGGTTTCTCTGGTAAGAAAACGCAACTGGGAGTCAAGATGTCCAGTGCTGTGAAATCTATCGGATGCTCCAATCTCAAAGTTTTGATTGAAGATGATAAGTTGCTAGTCCCTGACTATGATTGCATTGCAGAACTAACAACCTTTATTCAGAAAGGACAAACATTCCAAGCGGAAGAAGGATGTAATGATGACCTTGCTATGTGTCTTGTTATTTTCTCTTGGATGGCAATGCAAGATTATTTCAAAGAGTTGAATGACAACGATGTAAGAGCAAGAATTTACGCGGATCAAAGAGATGCCATTGAGCAAGATATGGCTCCATTTGGATTTGTTGATGATGGTATGGGAGATGAATACTTTGCAGATGCTCAGGGTGATGTATGGCAGGTCGCGGAGTATGGCGATAAATCATATATGTGGGAGTATAGGTAACGTTTCAAAAATATAAATAATCCTAGACATTCGATAAAGTGTTTTCTAGGAGCTTATAAACATGAGTGCAGCCAATCAACTATCCCCAGGTGTAGTTGTAAGAGAAAGGGATCTTACAGCGCAAACTACTCCTCTTGGTTTAAATGTCGGAGCAATTGCGGCACCCTTTACTCAAGGTCCCATCGAAGAGATTGTCGAGATTACTAATGAGAGAGATCTTGCAACTGTTTTCGGTGAGCCTAATGACAGTAACTTTGAGTATTGGTTTACTGCAACCCAATTCCTTGCCTACGGCGGTGTCCTTAAGACTATCCGCGTAGACGACGATACTCTTAAGAATGCGGTTGACACTGGCACTGCTCCTAAGATTAAAAATCTCCAACACTACGAAACCACTTACGAATCCAGCAACTCTAACGCCTTTACCTGGGCTGCACGCACAGCAGGCACTCTTGGTAACTCAATCGGTATTTTCGTAACCGACGCTGGTCCTGATCAAATTGCTGAGCTTCCTGCTCCTGCATCAGGTAACGAGTGGGTATTCCAAGAAGACCTTGCACTTACTGCTGCTTCTGGCGCTGCTGCTAAAGTCTACAAGTATTCTCTTGAGTTGAAAGTCAACACTGTTGTTGGCACTTTCGTCCCTGGCACTGCTACCACTATTGAAATTGGTGGATCTGCTGAGTCTGTTGATGTCCTTGCATGGAATTCAACTGATAAGATTCTTGAAATCGGCATCCCCAATGCTGGTGTTACTGGTATCATCGCTGACGGTCAAACCGTAACTCAAGGCACCAACACTGCTGTAATCGCAACTAGTGGTATTAGTCGTCTTCTCTACATCGGTTTAGATGCTGGTAGCATTAAGTTTGCTACTGCAGATTCCGTAAACGATTCCAACTCTACCGCTGTTGTTTTCGGCACGATGCGTGTTGAGTATAACGAGCGTGAGTATCTCCCTGGTTCTAAGTGGATCAACGCTGCTGCACGTCCTGGCACATCTCTCTACGCTCAACAACTTGGCGGTGAGAATGATGAATTGCACGTCCTCGTCGTTGACATCGATGGCGAAATCACTGGCACTCCTGGTGCTGTCCTTGAGAGATTTATCGGTCTCTCCAAAGCATCTGATGCTAAGACTGCTATCGGTGAAGTAAACTACTACAAAGAAGTAATCAAGCAACGCTCTGCTTACGTCTACTGGGGTCATCATGAAGCAGGTGGATTTACAGGTGGCGCAGTTGCTGCAAATGGTGACTGGGGCGGTCCTGCTACTAGAAGATTCAATCTTCTTCGCTCCGCTGCTGGCACAGTAACTTATCCTGCAGCAGACGTTACTGTTGGATCTAAGAGCAACGCTACTTTCTACTATCGTCTCCAGTCTGGTGTTACTTACACAACAACTGGTAACTTCTATACTATCGGCAACGCTGACATTGCAGCTGCATATGATTTGGTTGCTGATCCTGAGTCTGAGACCGTTGACTTCATTCTCTCTGGTCCTGCAGGCGACACGGATAATGATGCACTTGCAAAAGCAACTACAATCATCAACATTCTTGAAGAGCGTCGTGACTGCATGGCATTCTTCTCGCCCAAGAGAACTGATGTTATTGGTCAGACCAACGCAACTACAATCACCAGCAACATTGTAGATTACTTCGATCAAGTCCCTTCCAGCAACTACGCTGTATTTGACTCTGGTTACAAGTATATCTACGACAAGTATAACGATGTTTATCGTTATGTCCCTTGCAACGGTGACATTGCTGGTCTCTGCCTACAGACTGCAGAAGTTGCAGAACCTTGGTTCTCTCCCGCAGGTTTCCAGCGTGGCGTCTTGAGAAATGCAATCAAACTTGCATACTCTCCTAATAAGACCCAACGCGACACCCTGTATTCCTCCCGCGTCAACCCCATCGTTTCTTTCCCTGGTCAGGGCATTCTTCTCTTCGGTGATAAGACTGGACAAGGATTTGCTTCTGCATTCGACAGAATCAACGTCCGTCGTCTCTTCCTTGTTATTGAAAGAGTTATCGCTGAAGCTGCTAAGTCCCAGCTCTTCGAGCAAAACGATGATGCACAGAGATCCCTCTTCTTCAATATCGTTGAGCCCTATCTCCGTGATGTCCAAGGTCGTCGTGGTGTAACTGACTTCCTCGTCAAGTGTGACGAAGAAAACAACCCACCCGATGCTGTTGACCGTGGCGAATTCTACGCTGAAATCTTTGTCAAACCCACGCGCACGATTAACTACATCACACTTACATTTATCGCAACTCGATCTGGTGTAAGTTTCACTGAAGTCGCTAACTGATTTACTGGGGGTCCGAAAGGACCCCTAAAAATTTGGTTTTTGATAAATAATAACTGACGGAGACATTTAAAAACAATGGCAGTAAAAAGAGGAAAGATTGATACGTTTAAGTCTCGTGTACGAAAAGACTTTGCACGCCCCAATCTATTTGAAGTTGAGCTCAACTTCCCTGGTGCTATCGCTAAAGGAGCGGAAGCAGCAAGACTAGGTGCTTTTACCGTAAGAGCAGCAAACCTCCCTTCTTCCCAGATCGGTGTTGTTGAAGTTCCTTTTAGAGGTAGAGTCCTGAAGATTGCTGGTGACCGCACATTCGAGCCCTGGACAATCACCATCATGAATGATTCTGAGTTTAGACTCAGAAAAATCTTTGAGAAGTGGGCAGCAAAAATTCAGTGGTATAATGAAAACTATACTGCTGCAGGAAGTCTTGGTAATCCCACTGATACTGCAGGTTACTTTGCTGACATGTATGTCCATCAACTCTCTAGAGACATGAGAGAGGGTAAGAAACCTTCTGTTATCAGATCTTATAAGTTTGTTGATGTCTTCCCCAGCAACATTTCTTCTATTGATCTTGACTTCGGTAACAACGATGCGATCGAAGAATTCACCGTCGAGCTACAGGTCCAATACTGGAAGCCTGATAGAGGTGGATCCAATGAGCGTAATCAAGTAGACGACGAAGAGATCGAAGATTGAGTTTTCCGTCCCTGATAAATAGATCAGGGACTAAGTTTTTTTAGAATATAATGTCATCTCAACTCTTTGGTTTTTCACTAGAGCGTGCTAAGAAGGTCCCCAAGGGACCTTCTTTCGTGCAAAAAGATAATCTAGATGGATCACAACCTGTATCGGGTGGTGGTTACTATGGTTATACAGTGGATTTTGATGGCACTGTTCGTAATGAGTATCAATTAATCTCTCGTTATAGAGAGA